TCAACGACGGATTTTTGCGCAAACGTTTCGTTAGCCTGTTCAATTGTCATATACCGGGCATCGGCTTTACCGCCTGTAATTAACTTGTTGGGGTTGTATTCGCTATTTATCCAATCTTCAACAATCAAATCGTCGCTCAACATTGCCGGGTCGTCTGCAATCCATATAGATAAACCGGAAAAACCATTATCGCCCGCAACCGGATTTGTCATTTGTCCCGCCTGTTCTTCCGCCCAAACGTTCGCAAATAAAATAAGATCCACATTCTTTGTTACGTTGTATTGAAATATCTGTTGAAATTGCCATACCCCCGACGCTATTTGCGTCAATGTTTGGTTTTGAATATTGGCATTTGATGACGTGTTATCTGTATATCTCCAAGTCACGCCCATACGGTTTGGCGAAACTCCCATTGTTGGGGGAACATTAAAACGGCTATAAACATACCAACGTACTTTAATATATTTGCCTTTGTTGGCGTTAAATATATTAATTAATGTATCCGACGTATCTCTCGCCCAAATATAACATTCAACACGACTATTCTCCAAACCCGCCGTAATCATCTTACTAATACCTTTACCGTTCAATGTGGTATTTGTAATTGCAACCGGGGATTGAGTATTAGCAACATTACGGGGACTTTCCAAATTACCGCCAACAACCGACGAATTTAGGCTGGCGAAATCATCCGGCAACAAGTTACGAACCGTACCCGATAACAATAGATTTTTATTGATACCCGTAACCGTATATGTTCCCGACATATTGGTAATAAATGCCAATATATTGTCCGATACCGTTACGCCAAAATTAGTGTATGCCCCCGCACCATTAGCAATGTAAAAAACCCCGTTTTCAGTTTCCGGGACTGTTTGAGGTGTGGCAACCCCCGCATACCGTCCAAAACGTCCCAACTCATTTACAATTGCAATAAGCGTTGATTGCAATAATGCGCCCGTAATCTCTTGATTGCCGTTAGTTTTAATAACTTGCGCAATGTCTTTTTTTAATTGATTGTTCATTTTTTAACTAATTGTTTTATTGTTGAAATCTTCGTTAAAATCAATATTAAAGTCGTCGCCTGTACTAACGACAACGCCCCGTCCAATTTTTTTAATAACGGTTGCCGTTTGAAACTCAACTTCAACCGACGCCAAATTGCCTTGTGTTTGCCATTTTGGGGTAATTAAAAAAGTATCACAATTATAGGTTATCCCCAAACTTGTTACCAATACATTATCACTCATACGAATGATACGCATTGCGTCGCAAAGGTATTCAGGGGCTAAAAATATGAAACGGTACGTTTTTTCCGAAATTTGTTTTTCCGGAAAAAAATAACCGTCCCTATTTTCGCCCTCTTCCTCAAATTCATAATCCGGTTTTCCTAATTGGGAACAAAGATATACAACATTACGGAATCCTGTATTATATATAATTGCGCCGCCCTCATAATACATATTATCATTGTCCCAATATTCAATCTTTAAATACCCGCTCATATCCCAAACAACCGTATAAATGTCGCTATAAAAATGCTCCACACCGTCGAATATGTGAACATAATATTGACCTTGCGGGGTATTAAATGGAAAGGTAAAACGACCGAAATTTAGAATAACGTCATAACCGTATGCAGTAACGGGGATAATCTGTAAATCTGCTCCAACTATTCCGGTTGTAATGTCTTGAAACAATGTGCCGTTTTTATAGTATATTTCAACCTTTTGTATTGTGTTACTCCTATGGTTCCTAACTATCTGAAACGGCAATAGTTTACGATTGGGGCAAAACAACGGGTAAACGTCGCCATACGCATAACTTTTGCGGTGGTTTTGCATCTCTACGCTTGGATAGAAAGGCAATATTGATAAATTATTATTCGGTGTCATACTTTAATGTTGTTTTAATGGAACGACTGCACAAATTTACGCTTAATTTATCAACTTGACCGTTACCGATATAAGTTTTTATTAGTTGCATCGGGTTTGGGTCGTCGATTGCCGGAAAACTAAACGTTTGCTTTTTCTTTCTCTCAATACCGTATGCGTAAACCTCGGAACCGTTTATTGATACACGACGGGCGGGCAAATCATATAACCAATACGGCGATTGCAGATTAATAAACGCCAAATATCCGTTTTGCAAAAAGTATTCGACGCCGTTTATTGTTTGGTGGGTAAATGGCAATATCCATTGCGACCCGGACGTTGGCGGAACGGCGGCAAATAAGGCGAACCCGTCGGAACTCATGTTGCCGGGGTTTAATAACATCATATCAATATCGGACGTGAAATTTGATATATTAATTTCCTCAACCTTTCCGGGTGTTACATACTTACTAATTACTTGTATCGGCAATCCCTCAAAAGCCGCCGTAACGTCGTCCATCCATTCAAATTGGTAACGTTCGGGCAAATCGACCTTATCAAACGAATATTCCGACGTGTTGAACGCCCACGGTTTCCCGTTGCGCAAATTCAATTCCTTTGTCAAATCGTGGCTTAATATAGCCCCGCCGGAATAGGAACCGCCATTGCGGAAATATTGGATATGTTCGATTTTAAATTTGCCGTCCTCAATGAACCAATAACATTTAAAACAATCCCGTAACATATTGGTAAATTGTTGTAAGGTCGTCGGGGCTTTTTGTGCGGGTTGCTGATATTCCCCGTTTATAATATTGGTTTTCTGTGATACAAGCAAACGGAAATTCAACCTGGATATTGGGTTGTTACCGCTGTATAAAAATTGGCTGTATTCCGCCGTCGCTGCGTGGGTAATACCGGGCGCAATCTGATTGAGCAAAACGGATATACACGACGCAACCGGGAACGCATCCCGCAAAGTATATGCTTTTCGGGCTTTTTCCTCTAATATCCAATCCATCAAATAAAACCCAAACCACAACGACGCATAACGCCACGTTGACCGGGCGATTGGATAAAAGGTTTGCCCGTATATGGAATAAGGGGGCGCAAAATACTTTCCGTTGTCGGCTAATCCCCACTCAGTAGGCGTATCTGAAAAATTATTGGATATAAACGCCACATCAATTGCATAACCAATTGCCCGGCGGTAATTTCTATTATTATCTACAATATCCTCGGACGGTAACGGGTATGTATCTAAATTATCTATTTTCTCAACATCAACCAAATATCGGGCGTATATATTATAACTTTTCATATCGGCGTGCATCGTACCACTTGCGCCGGACCCCTTAACAGCGGTTAAATCAAACTCCAACGTTTCAAAAGGAGATGTTGTAGCCTTTGAATAGCGAAACATTACCGTATCATCGGAACGTTTGCGTATTTCGACTATAACACCCCCAAACGGTAAATTCTCAATTATTTGTTGCGAAATATAGATATAATAATTAACATTCAATTCCGGGTATAATTTCCCCTCGAAATTATTCGCATTTGCACCCGTTGCTATTCGTCCGGTATAAAGCCCGGATATTACCGCCGGGGAACCGTTGGACGTAATTTGTATTTCTTTCAATATATTGCACAAAGCAAAATGATACGTCCTAACTAATGCGTTTTGGTCGGTCGTGGCGTTTGCGTCTTGTTCCCAATTCGTACCGCCCAAAAAACAAGAAACAACACTATCCCCCGGAACGTATATTTGAATTAATGGACGCTTGTTTATCGTTATCCGTTGGATTGTCGGGGCTAACGTTATTAAATTGTATTCCTTTTCCAATCCCGCCAACACGTCGTTATAATCGTCGATTGCGTCCGGTTGTACAACAACCTTTTTATCGTAATCCGTAAACGTACAATCGGTTTTCATAAACTTGCCTTGAAAGTATTGGAACCATGTACGCCCGCCGTCGTCGCTCTTTTCAATGCAATACAAAAATTCATTGTCGAACGATTGACGGTTTATATAGTCGTAATCATCCCGGACAAAGGTAATTTTGCCGGATAATTTGGCACGATAAAACCGTTGGTTGGTTTCTAATTCGTACTCCTTTGCCAAATCGTCCTTATAAATCGGATGCACGGTTTGACCTTGTAAGACGTTCGGGGCGTCCAACGTTCCCAATCTCAACCATGCCGTCCCGTTGGCGTATTGCGCTTTGCTTACATTAAACCGGATATATGCGGCATTGCTTGGTATGTCAAATTCCGTATTTGTGGCGGTCGGGTCGCTTCCCCAACCGCCGATAATCTTTTTATTGCTATCGTAAAATGCGCCCCCGGCTTGCGGGGTGTAATTCTGAAACAATTTGCGGGGGTACACATTCCCAACCGGGACAAAAGTACGGGTATAATAGAAATTTGTATTATTCCCGTTTATGTTCCCGGTTGTGTTACTTATCGCCCCGTTCGCTAAAAACGCATTTACAAATGAATGTCTATAAATCGGGTTCATATCAATTTTTAATTTTACGTGTCAAATTCTTGTAAACCTCAATAACATTGCCGTTGCCATCGACGTAACGACGGCGGCGGTTTTGTTCCTTAATCTCCCTTACATCGTCTTTTAAATCCCGCAAATCCGGTGCGTTATTTTGTTGAACCGTTACATTAATGCCGTCGGTATTGTAGGCATTAAGGTACTTTTGGGGGAATGTTCCCCGGTTCAAACTATTTATTACGTCCGGGATTAAACGACGGAAACGGCGGGAATTACGTTTATTGATAACGGCGAAAAATTCCCCGCCCTCGGCACGCCTCCGGGTTCCATCCGGTTTGGTTCCTAAATCCACGTCGTCCCCGGATTGGTGGGAACCGCCCGCCAACAATTCAACCGTACCGTCCCCGTAACTTTCCGAACCCTCGGCGGCTTTACTCATTTGTGCGGCTTTAATTTTGGCGGCGGCAAATGAAGCCCACATAACAGCGATTGCCGGGATTGCGAACGGGAACCCCAATTGCGACCAAATCAAAGCGGACGCCGTTACAAGGTTTCCGATTTGTTGGATTGTCTGTATTGCCTGTTGTGCCTTTTGCGCTTTCTGTTGTTCTTTCAACGCTTTTTCTTGGTTTTTCTTTGCTAAATCCAACTCCTTTTGCGCTTGTACAACATTATTGGCGTACCCGTTTGCCCTTGCTTCCAATTCTGCATCCAACGCCGATTGTGCGGCGGAAACCTCTTTATCCGCTTGCTCAACGGCTGCATCTGCTGCGGCAACACGTGCCGCCGTGAATGTATTTAACGCATCCAATGCGTATTGCATAGACGTATTAATTGCCTCTTTTTGGTCGTCGTCCAAATTAAGCCCAAACAAACCGTAAATGTCTGTTCCTCGTTCCTCCCCTTTGGATTGCTCAATTTCTTGGTCTATTTTTTTAATAGTGTTTTGAATTGTTTGTACCTCAACATCAGACAATTTATTGGCGGCTTGCTGATTTAATTCTAAAACCTTTTGCAAACGTTCCTTTTCTGCTTGCAAACGGAATTGAGTTTTCCGGGCTTCTGAATTTCTCAACAAATCAAACTCCGATTGTGCCAACGCTTGTTGTTGGTCGAATATCTGTAATTGCGCTTGCAAATATTCGTCCGCAATTCCGGCTCCCTTTGCGTCAAAACTTGCATTAATCGCCGCGGCGTCCTGCTGTTGCCCGGTCGGTTTCTGTTGGTTCTGTAATAATGCGGTTTGTCTTTCGTTTTCCAACAACTGCATCCGCAATTGTCTTTCCTGCTCGCTTCCCTCTTTGACTGCTTGCAAACGTAATTCAATGCTTTCTTTCTGTAACGCTAATTCCTGCAATTGTCGGTCTTGTTCGATTTTCAATAACGCCTCGGTTTGTTGCTGTTCCAACGCCGTAATTGTGGCGTTTATCGCTTGACGTCCGGTTTCGTTCAAATCCTTTTCGGTCTGCAATTGGTGTTGTAAATCCTCAATTTGGCGGGAATACTGATATTGCGTTTGTTGGCGACGCTTTGCCCATTCGTCGGTTTCCAACTGCAATTGTGCATCCTGCAATTTTCGGGTTGCTTCCAAATTCTTTTTATATGCCGCTTCAATTTGCTTTGCTTGTTGTTCTGCTGCCTTTTCCGCATCGCTTTTACCCCTTGGCGTTACGGTTGGGTTCTGTGTCGTTACGGGCTTATTGTCTGTTTGTGGCGTCGGGGTATCTCCAACAGAAACCGGGATTGTTAACGGTTTTATTTTCTTTTGCATACCATCCAAACCCTCTTGGAAATTTTCTGTTATGTCTTTAACTTGGGCTTTAACCAAATTTCCGTACGCTGCTGCATAATCTGCCAATCCTTTTTTTACGTCGTCAAAATCTAACGTAAACGCCCCCTTTAATGCGGTTCCGGTTGCTTTGACTATATCAATAAAGAATCCAAACAAATTTCCCAACGTATCAAATGTTGTTTTGAATCCGGCAACAATCCCATTCCAAATTGCACGTATCAAAACACTTTCATTGTATAACTCAATCAAGTAATTGACAACATCAATAACCCCTTTTATTATCGCCGTCAATCCTTGGTTAACAAAAACTTTTGCCTGCGTTGTCAACGTTTCAAAATTCCCTCCGGTTGCGTCAAACAACCCGGATAATGCGTTTTGCAACTCAATTTGGCTTTGCAATTGTTCCTCCTGCAATTGCGCCAAAACTCCGGCTTTCCCTTTTACTTCATCCATGTTTGTTGAAATATCTTTCAACGTGCGCAAATACTGCAATCCGGCGTCCTCTCCGGGCCCCCCGAATATATCTGCAATTGCAGCCCCGACCGTTGCCGCATTATCCGGCAATTCTGCCAATTTTGCGGAAACGTCTTGTATAACATCGAACGTTGTTTTGGTTCCGGTCTGCAAATCTTTTTGAACTTGTTCCGACGAAATACCGATACCGTCCAAAGCCGCCGCCGCCGCCGTCGTCATTTCACGCAAACGCAAATTTGCCTCCTTAATTGCGTCAACGCCTTTGTCTGAAAAGATACCCATTTTGTTTGTTTGGGTAACAATTGCAACAAATTGGTCTGCTGATATTCCCGCCTCTTTGAAATATGCCGGGTATTCTTTCAACGTGTCTAAAAATTCCCCGTTCGCATCGCCTCCGGCTAAAAACCCATCCTTAACCAATTGCAATGCCTCATTTGCAGAAATACCAAATTGTTTTGATAATGCGTTTGTTGCAATCAATGTTTCCCGGAAATCTGCGTTGAATGAATCGGCGACGGCTTGCACCTCATTTCTAAACGCTTTCAAATCATCGCCACTTTTCCCGGTAAATTGTTGCGTCAATCTCGTTGCCTCAACTAACCCGGCGTTATAATCGTACCACCATTTAAACGCCGCACCCGCCGCCGCAATTCCGGCAATCGCCAAAAAAACCGGGTTTGAAAGTAATCCCAACAAAGTTTTTCCCAATGCTTTTGCCCCGTCGCCAATAGCTGTAAAAACGGCTTTACTTTCAGCCCCGCCACGTCCTAACGCCAAAAGACTTTCGCCAAATGCGCTATTTAAACCTAACGTTTCTTTTAATTTGTCGCCATACGCAATAATTGCGTCGGACGCCTCCGTATAATTTCCGACGTTCAATTGAAATTTCCCGGTTGCTTCCTGCAAACGTTTCATTTCTTCGTATATTTCTTTGGTTTGTGCAACCAATTTTCGCCCCTCCTCGGTGTTTTCCCGTTCGGCTTTAGTCATGTTGTTTAAATAAATCTTATTCAATGAATATTGCGCCGATAAACGGTTATAACTACCCTCGGCGGATTGATTTATTTTCACAATCAGTTTATTAATTTGGTTCGCTTCCTGCTGTGCCAATTTTAACTCGGCTAACTTTTTGGCGTTCTCGCTTTCTGCAAACGCCAAATCACGTTGCGCACGTGCCAAACGTTCCGCATCGTCTGCGGCTTTCTTGGTTGTGTTCCTGCCGTCCTCGGTTGCCCCGGAAACTTTTTGCAGAACCGCCGCCAACTGAATTGCTTCCGCCCTAATATTTTTCAACGCATTTGTATATGTGTCTGAAAGTTCATCCAATTGCTTTATCAAATCAGTAATCGAATTATCGGGGCTTACCAAATCAGAATATTTAATTGGGTTGTTGTTATCTGCCATATATCCGACTATTTGTTTTTGTTATTTTCGGGTAATTTTCCCTACAATCAATTTTCTTTTCTCAAATGTATAATTTATCGTCTGAAAAATAAAACACCTTAAATCGCCTTATTTTGGCTTTTTCTGCTTGCTTTTTTCGCTTGCTCCTTAATGTATTCAAATGCGTTGTAATATTCCAAAACGGTAAACGATTTTGGGTTTACGTGCAAATGTTGGGACAACATCAAACACATATTTTCAAACTGCTTGTCGTATTGTATTTCCACGCTATCCGACCCGCTAAACGATTTGGGTTTTGTATAAGTCAACAACAACGTCGTAATATGGTCTATTTCTTCCCGTTTGTCGCTTTCGTCCCCCTTTATTATCGCATCCAACATTAACATCGTGCGTTGCTTCAATTGGTCGTAATACTCTTTAACCGTGGCGTCGTCGAATAGTTTAGGAAAATACAATTGCAATTCTTCATCTATTTTTTTTTTGACCGCTTCCAATTGGGCGGTCAACTCGGCGTTCGGCGCATCGGCGAATAAATCCAATACCTTTTGCAAACCGTCCGCCGTCATATCGTTGTATTCGGTTCCGTCCACGGACTTAACCAAACAGGCAAACGCCAAATACTTTGGCGATATGGCGGATTGGACGAAATAAACGTTTTGCCGCAAATTATCCAATTCCTTTTCCGCCAAATCCGGCTTTTCCTTTCGGATAAACCGGATTGCCTTTTCAATATGCGCATCCCAATCGTTCAAATCCGACCCAACCCCGGCGTCGATAAGCAACATTTTGTTATATGCGTGAAATCGCAAAATCGGCAATTCGTCGATACTGTCGTACAACACAACCGCCCGTTCCCCTATCTTTGTCGTTTTCATAAGAGTATGCGGGTTATGACTGTTGAACAAAACGGAACCAATAACAATGCCGGGTTCCCGGTGCATATAGCAAACAGGACGGACAAAACGACCCCCGCCCACCATGATAAGCAAAAGCCGCAATTGAACATCTTAACAAAAAAGTCGTTGCCGTGAACTTGGACGTACTCAATAACGCCCCACTTTTTTAACAGGGTCAACAGGAACGCCGCCACGGTTGCCACGACCAAAACCCAAATAATGAAAGTTACCATATCGTTAAATGTTACAAGGTTGATTAACTGACAATACACCCTCAAAGCGAAAACCGCCGAACGGGTGCATTAAAAATTGATTATCTATTTCGTCCAACGTAAACCCACGGTACACGTTTTCCGCCAACTCATAAATCCGGTTTATTACAATCGTCCCGTCTTTCAGCCAAAAACCGCCATTTAGGACGGTCAATATTTCGTTCTTCAATGCCTCGGTATTCCGGTTGTTGAGTTGACCGGGATAAACCTTGCGCAAATCGAACCAAACAATAAGGGAAAACGGGGCTTTAATCTCGCTTTGCTCTTTGGGAACCCAACCGACCGTTTGCGGGTCGTCTATCCAAAAGAACGAAAAATTGCCAATATTGGCATCCGGGGAAACGTCGATATAATCGTTGTTGCCTCTCCATTCCGTCCCGCCCGCATATACGTTCGGGGTATAATAGCGTTTGCCCTGTATCACTTTGGCGATACGTTGCGCCCGCCCAAATGCGACGTCCAACCAATCGACGTTATCCATTAACCCGGTTTGTATGTTCCCCAAAACCCGGTCGATTAAAACCGGGTTGGGAATTATAGGGGTTGTTCTCTTATTCGTTGCCATATAATACGTTTTTTGCTTTCTTCATTAAGTCCGGGAATATATATTGCCAAATCAACGCCGCAATATTTTCGTCCGTCAATCCCAATATTTGCCGCCCGTACTTTTTTATTAAGTCCTCCGTTTTGAAATCCGACGCCTTTATTTCAAATTGTTTGTCGCCGACTTCCAAAAAAAACGACGCTTCAAAATCCCCGGTATCCCGTAACGTTACCCGGTTTGTCGGTTGTCCCTTTTCCTCCTTTATGGCTATCGTCAACGGCGAATACGGGGCGTAATCCATAATATCCACGCCCAAACGGTTAATACCCTGTTCAAACAATTGTTCCTCGGCGTTCATATCAACAATATAGGCGTCATTGTCCCAAATTATTTGTTGAATGTATGCGCCGGACGATAACCCGTTGTTGAACGTGGCAACCCGGTTGCGTAAATCCTGTATTGACTTTAACCCCGCCATAATCTTACGTTGTCCGGTATTTTACACCGTGGTTATTACAAGTAAGGCAAATACGGTCGATACCCTGCGTATCCAACCGCAACGCCTCGTATGCTTTTTTAAGGTCATAACCCAAACCGCCGGGGCGACCCTCAACGTTGCCGTCCAACTCGTAAAGAATTTCCATCCGGCTTGCGTTTACTTGGTTCCGGTTTACCTTAACATCGGGGTTCATTGCCAACGTGCGCAACATGATTGCGGCGACCTGTCGTTGGATAACCGTTTGGAAAATCTGCCTTTCCTTAATGATAAAATCCGTTAGGTCGCAACCAACGGTTATTTCGCAATTCAACCCGTAATTCTGCGTATTGGTGTACATCGTCAACGCAATATCCCACAACTCCGGGTATTCGTCGAATGTTTCCGGGGCGTTCATCATAAACGGGGATACCTGTAAATACTTGGTTATTTCCCGCCAACGCTCCAAATCAACATAACCCGTACACGTCCCGCACGGCTCCCGGCTCCAATCCTTTGTCATGTTAATTGCCTGCATCCCGGCGGGCAAATCGTTTTGGTTGTAACAAAGGAACCACGACCCCCCGGCGTTGTTTCCGGTACTGATATACGGCAAATAACAATCTTTCAACGGGAACCATTGAAAACCGCCGTTTGTCTGCGTAAAATTCAAATCAAACGTCTTTATCGGGTCAATTTGGGACGAATGGAAAAGATACATACGAACAACCCCGGTTGCGCCCGTCATTTGCAACCCGATTTGCTCGATTTTCATTGTTACGCCCATAGAACGAACCGGGACAATTTCAAACCCGACTAATTTATGATTATTCGGCAACGTCGCCCGGATACGTCCCGCACCGTCAAAGAATGTGCGCCGCTCCAACAGGTTCTTTGTCCCCTTATCCAATCCCTTTATTTGCGTGAATGTTTGTACCATTTGCGCAATACCGTTACGGGTCAACCGCTCCAAATAATCGGAAATGAAATTGTACGGTTGCCAATAGGGGTTGCCGTAATCGTCGTTGTAATCGTCGTTAAAATCGCTTTCGGTCGGTTTCTCGTTTTGGTTGTCCCGTGCCGCAATCCAAACTTTGTTGTTGTGGCGAACCTTTGCCCCGGCTTTGTATTCCCTTATCATATTCCAAACCGGATATTGAAAAACGAAATCATCCGGGACGATTGCCCGGACATTATCCAAAGTAACAAGCGGGTGCGCACCTTGAAAATACAACCCGCTTTCCGTCTGCGTTAATTTGTCGTCTATCGCCTTTGCCGGGTCGTATGATTGCTCCCACCCGCACACATTCTTTAACGCTTCGCATATTTCATTTATTCTTATCATAAAAACGCCCATTTATAACCTCCAACACTATGAGAATAATAAAATTTACCTCTTACGTTTTTGGTTGGTTTATTGTTTAAGTGCCTTGATAACTGACTGACATTAATACCCATTTTACTTGCTGCAATTTTTATACTATCATATTCTGCAATTTTATTACCCAGTATATCAAATTGAGCAATCCGTTTATTTTTATGTTTATTAGCTCTATAATTACGCGTGCCAAAATTTCGATTATATGTGTTATCACACCATTCCAAATTATTAACGTGATTGTTCGACTTGTTTTCGTCCTTGTGATTGACTTGCGGCAAATTGTCCGGGTTCGGAATAAAAGCCGCAGCAACTAATCTATGAACCATTATTTTTTTAAATCCATCTTTCCTATTTCCTAATGAAACACGTAAATAACCTTTTTTTGTAATTTCAGGTGCTAATATACGCTCGTTATAAACTCTACCTAATCTATCTACACGATATAAGCTTTTAACTCTTCCGCTGCTACTGATTTGGTACAAACTTTCATAACCTTTAATTTCTTCCCATTTTTCCATATTGCAAATATAGCAGATTGTTCCCATATTAGGAATTAAGATTGCAATAAAATAAGGGGGCGGGGATAACCACCCCGTCCCCTCGGTTAAATAATTGTTCCATTTTCCAGCTTATGCGCCTGCACCCCCGGCGGGAAATTCCCCGGCGTTGGTTACATATACGGGCATTCCTAACGGTTCGTTCGGATTGCGTGCTGCAATCTCGGCTTTGATAATCGGATTTGCCACGGTGTTCGGCTTGTTGTTATATGCTACCATGTAGGCAACATCAACGCTAAATCCGAAATACTCCTTAACGGCACACGTCAAATCAGCGGTTGCGGCTCCCATAATCGCCGATTGGTCGCCAACGGCGGTATAATAATGCGAACCAACGGGCAAATCAATGTACGGCAAACGTACAACGTCCCATTCGTGGAAATTCGCACGGGTGCGGCGCAATGCCTCACGGTCAACACGGGTAAGGATACCAACATTACCGTCAGCAACGGCAAACATGGTTCCCATTTTGCCCGCTTCGTCGGTTACGTTGTTCGTGTAGTGCAAAACCTTGTTGTCGTACTCCATGCGCTTGTTTACGTCGTTGTAAACGCCATGTTGCGCAAGTTTACGGATAAGGCTATCAACCCCGGCGTTGGCGATAATGTGGATATATTCCGGGTAACAGTTAGCCCGCATAATCGGGTTAATATCGCCCAAAATCTCGGTCGCCATTTGGGTTGGAACCTGTACCGCATTGCCCGACTTCGTGTAATTAAGCAACGTTTTGAACACCTGTGTTTTGTTTGCCTCCAATGCGGCAACGGCTCCGACGTCCAATTTGTCCGCCAAAGCCCGGCACGTCTTTTCCATTTTGCGCAAAAAGTCGTGTTCATAGGAAATTTCGTTGTTCATGTAGGCGGCGGGAACCATTGTAAAGCCAATGGCATAAGTCGCCCAAACAACCGTTACCAATGCGGACGTATTTTCATCGTCAGCGATAACGCACGAACGGACATTGCTAACCTGTACATCGCCGTCGTAATTGATAACGGGTACTTGTACCGTGTTACCAATGGACGCAAACGCACGGTCACGCAAATTGGGGTTAATGATTGAGGACGGGGCTTTGGTTTGCTCAATGAAAAAATTCAATGCGCCATACTCACACGGGCGGGTCATATTACGGTCTAATTCCGGGTTTTCAATCCGCCAATTCTGCAATCTTGTTGCTACTAATGACATAATGTTAAAAATTTAATTGTTATTAAATGCGGGTTTACCCTTTACCCGTGATTGTTTACTTTTCCGGCAATGCGGCAATATTGTTGTCCTGCCATGCCTGTTTCATTGCGGCGTCGAACTTTTCGGAACCCGCCGTTAAGCCCTGCGCCATAAGGTTTGCGGCGATTGTTTCGTAAGCCTCGACACGGGTTTTTGCGCCCGTTACGTTAATGGTTGTTCCGCCACCACCGCCGGAACCGCCCGCCGGGGGAACCGTTCCGCCGCCTCCGGCTTGGCGTCCCTTATCCAAAATACCCATTGTTTCCAATTCCTTTGCCAACAGGTCGCCGGGGGTGTACGGGTTCAACTGATTGTTCGGGTTACGCATAATTGCGCCGCTTTCGTCCTTAAAAGCAAGGATTTTACCGCCTTTTCCGTTGTCGATATATTCGGGGTTCATACCCTTAATTTTGTCGATTGCTTGCGCTAACAAAACCTTTGTTGCGCTTTCGGGCAATCCCGGTTTGAATTTCAACCCGGCGGTTGCGGTCTGCAATGCACCCTCGATACGAACGCCGAACAACTCCGTTTGGAATTTCTTTTCGGTTTCATCGTACTTTCTTTTGAGGTCGTTAAACTGCGTTGTTACCGCCGTTAAATCGGCTTTCGCCTGTTTCAACGCCTTTGCCGTTTCCGCATCGGTCGCACCATCGGCAATTGCCTTTCCCAAACGTGCCTTTTCTTTCGTCAGACTGTCGATTTGGGTTTGCAATGCGCTTGCGCTTTCCGCTTTGGTTTTGAACTCGGCGACCACACGTTTTGCGTAATCAAACGTCTTTTCGGTTCCGTTCTTTGCGATACCGGACGCCGCCAAAATATCGGCATCCAATCCGCCGTAAATTTCGCCCGTCTTTTTGGCGATAACGCTATTTTCGTCGTTGGCGGACAATGTTGTAATTGCCGCAATTTGTTCGTCGGTTAATCCGGCTAATGCCGCATTTGCAATTAAAATTTCTCTCGTTAACATAATTCTTTCCCTTTGAATTAATTAAGTGCGATTGCTGCTACTGCTCCGCTGTTTGCGTTAATAATATCAATTGTGTATTTTGGCGAATCCTCGGTTGTATCAACCAACCAACTAACAACACGTGCATGGCTGATTTTATTTTCAACCTCTTTTGTTACCAAAATGACGTCGGCAATTGTTCCGCCCTCAATACATTCAATCAACTTTTTCTTTGTTGCGCCATCCAATGCGGCGGCGGTTGTTGTTACTTCAATAACCAAATTGTCCTGCTGTGCAATCTGTGCCATAATCGTATTTTTTAATTGTTTAATACTCTGTTACTTTTTCGCTCCGGGTTTGTCCTCGGCTTCTGCCTTTGCCTTTGCATCGGCGGCGGCTTTTTCCTCGGCGGGTTCCGCCGGGATAACTCCCGCCGCTTTCAATTCCGCCAAAATTTCAGCCTTTAACGCCGCTTTTTCCTCGGCTTTGGCTTTCGCCTCGGCTTCTGCCTTTGCCTTTGCATCGGCGGCGGCTTTTTCCTCGGCGGCTTTCTGCTGTGCGGCGGTTCGTGCCGCTTTTTCCTCGGCTTGCGCCTTGACGTACTCGTTGGGGTCGTGCAATATGGTAATCGTATAACCCTGTTTTTTCAGTGCGTCCAAAATGCCGTTTTCAAAGGACTTTTTGCCGAACTTTTGGATACGGGGAACGGATAAGCGTTTGCCCGTTTCACTGTCAAACTTGCGTACCTCAATAACGCAATGATACAAATGTTGTTCGTTGCTCGGTACAATGTAGTTTTCGGGGGTGACGTCGGTAATTGCGACGTCCTTTGTTTTACCCTCGGTTGCTGTTTTCACTTGCATACTCGTTAAATTTACTTGTTATTACTGAAATCTTTTGGTCGAATGGTATTTGGGTTCCAAATTCCAAAATGTTTGTATTCTCCCGTTCAAACCTGCGGACAAAGTTAGCGAAATTCAACTTTATACGCAATTCATTCTCCGGGATTAAGTTACGCCCGTACAAATCCAATACCTCGTTCCGGGTCAAATGGCGGTACGGCTCCAATTCTGCCAATATCAACATACGTTGCAATTGGGTTGGGTTGTTCCGGTACTCCGTTTCGATAATCTGATTTTGTAGGGCGTCCAATTCTGCCTCACTTGCGCCGCTTTCCTTTGCCGACTTGTAACGGTTCCGCAACTCGCTTGCGTCGTACAAATAGAACTCCGTGCCGTAATTGACTTTTGCAGATACGAACATATTGCCGTATCGCAATCGGCAAACCGTTTCATCGACGAACTGTTGGGCGGCTTCAAAGCCTTTTTTTACTCGGTTTAATACCGTGCTTTGGCTCTCAAATGCGGCTTTAACCTGTTGTTCATTGAACGCCTCCCGTTGGGTTACTTCCTCGTTTTGTCCGACGACGGCGGTAATAATGTTTTCCCGCAATCTCTTTTCTTCCTCAACGTTGTAATCCAAACTTGAACGGTCAACGGTCAACATTTGCACCGGGTTCCGTAAATCGGGTTGTTTGTCCCCGTCCGGTATCGGTATTTCAACAAAGGAACCCGCCCCGGTAATCCGTTTGTCGCCGCACTTGGGGCAACGCATCAATAACCCGGCTTGGTCTAACCTGTAAAACCCTTGTTTGTCTTTCAAAAATCCACCGTCGCAATAATCGCCGTTTTCGGCGTTTGAAAAGTCGCACGATTGTTCGTAACCGGAATATATCGGGTACGCCCCGTACATATCCAAATGCCGCTTCGATATATGGAAAAACAAAAACCAATCCAACGCCTCCAATTCTTTTGTTAGCGGGGATTGTTTAACGTCCGGTTCTCGCAAATTCATTGGCTCGTTCCAAAAGAAACGGGCGGGGCAATAGCGCAAATCGTGTGGGTTATCAACCAATAATTCGCCTATGTTGCCGCCGTCGTCCTCTGCAAACACTCGGTATCGTTCATCGTCAATAACTGCAATACGTTTATCGGGTTGGCGGAAAATTATCCAATCCATAACCCCGGTTGTCCGGTTTGCCTCAAAGGTTATAACGCTTTCGATAGGTAGCCAATAAAAATACGGGGTCGGGTATAGGTCGGCGGGGTTTTGCTCGGCGGGCAAATCAACTATTAAGACGCTGTTTATTTCCGTCTTGAAAAACTCCCAACCTTTCGTACTCCAAATTTCCGGCTCCTTTAATACATCTTGGCGGTAATACTCCCAATCGTCCCGTTGTTCCGTGTTTTGGAATTGATAGTTGAACGCCGGGTTACGACCGTCGAAAATACGGCTCAACTTATCAAAACAAATGCCCGTTACCTCGTTGGTACGAACGGGGTAACGGAACAATGTTTTGAAGATTTTGAATTTATCGTGCGGGATAAGATTTTGAACCCATGCCAAAAAATCGGTCGTGGGTAAACATATTAAGGGCGTTACGTTGGTTTGGGCGTGAAATTTAATGCGGTTTTGGTGTATGACCGCTTTATTTATCGTCGCCTTTTTCCTCGGTTCCGTTATTTCCTTTCGTATGCGTTTTATATCTAATCCCATTTTCTTTGCTAAATTCAAAAGGTGTTTTTTCGGGCAACTGCCAACCGCCATTGTTAGGCATCCGCAACAGGCGTTCGGCGTGGGTAATCTCAAATTCTTCGGTCGTGTTAAGGGTCGGACACTCCAACACGACCTTTGTAACTTTCGCCGCCATTACGATCGTGCGGGTTTCAAGTCCGTAAGCGGGTTAAACGCCGGGGCAACAATCGCCAAATCGTCCGACCAATTCGGCAAAAACGACCATTGTATTGCGTTGCTGTCCGGGGCTTCCAATCCGCCCAACGTCTTATCGCCGATAAACAACGAACGTATCGGTATCGGGTAATATGTACCGTCTGTACTCCCCTTGATTGCGCCGATTGCGCCGTTTTCGTCGAAAATGAAGATACCCAAATTGTCGCCCCAACTTTCGCATTGCATTTCCTTTAATGCCTTGATAACCTCCTGCGGGGCTTTGCGGATAACTCCGGTAAACGGGGTTGGTTCACGTCCAATAATCTCTTCGACGCCTCCTAACGTTTCGTTACCGCCTCCAAAGGTGCGGGCGGCTCCCGCCTCGGCGGTCGGGGCTTGGATATACGGCGAAACAACTATTTTCGTGCTATCCGTCGCCGATAACAGGGGCGTCCATGACGCTAACGCCGTAATCGCTTTTTCACTCGTAAAACTGTTTTTGCTTCCGTCGTCTTTCATAAGACGTTGAAAAGCCACTTTCTGAACCTGTCCGAAACTTTCCGAACACGTAATTGCGGGTACATCGGGCAACGCCGTCCCCGCCGGACATTTACAAATCATACTTCTTTGTTTTTAACGTTAAAAATATTGTTACTTTCTCCGGGGCTGTCCCTTTGCCCTCTCGTTTCGATTACAAAGTTATAAACTTTTTACCGGATAATCTTGCATATCTCAAAAATATTGCTAATTGCGTCGTCTTACGCCTCGGTTTGCGTGTGCGTATGGCTGTATATTGCCGTCCGCAATCTCCTTTTCATATATCCCGGTCAATCCGTCCTCCGGGTCGTCGTGCGTATTGGCTCCGAAATTGCGCAAAAATCCGGTTACATGGTCGTAAACGGCTTTGTACCGGGTTTCCCAACCGAACGGCATAATTATATGTTGATTAACCATTGCGGACGCTGTTATTATCCGGCTTTCCTTGTTGCCCCCTTGATAAAACGGGTCGGTAATCGCCCGGACTTTCTTTTTGATAACCTTTTCATAACCCGCACCACCGTTGTTGCTCTCAACCCACGCTTTTTGCGTCCCGTTCCGGTTAATCATCGCCGGGACGGTTACGGTTGTAACGTCCGTATTTTCGTCCGTCATTTCCATATCTGTAATAAGGGCAAACAATATCGGCTCCATGCGCTTTGTTTTCTCGTTGAAAAACATATTGTCGGACTTATACACGTCATACGTTGCGGCAAACAACAGGTCGTCGCCCTCGTCGGCAACGTCAATGTATGCGCCGGAACGAATGTACGTGCCGTAATCGGATTTTTCGACCCACGTTTTGAAAGGTTGGTACAATCGACCCTCGGCGGAACCGGGGTTGCCTTGATAGAGGCATTGAAATTGCACCGGGTCTAATGCCTTTTGCGCTTCCAACTTTTGCTTACTGTGTCGGCTTTCCCATAATGCCGCCCCCGGTTCCCGTGGGTCTATCTCGGTCGGTTCCCCGGTTTTCAACCCCTCAAAGTTTATGCGTACCCACGCCCCCGGCGTTACGTCCTCTAAATCCGCCCAACACTTAACATCAATAATCGTTTCGCCGCTTTTTTCAATGCGCCCTATCAAATCGTCGTCGTGCCAACGGGTAAATACTATCAATTCTTGACTATCATTGTGTAAACGGGTGCGTACAACGGTCGTGTACCATTTCCACGCCGCCGCCCGTACTATCGGGCTGTTACCCTCGGCGTAATCCTTATACACGTCGTCCAATATCGAAACGTCCACGGTTTTAGACGTCAGCGAACCTCCACGACCGACGACACGCAACGACCCCTTACGCCCGACCATTTCGATAACATCGGAATTGCGCAAATAGGTATTCGACATCGTTACGACGTTCGACCCGTTTAAGTATGTGCCGGGGAATAATTCACGATACCGGGGCGTGTCGATTATTCGTTGAACGTCCCGGTTAAAATCCCGTGCGATTGTCGCCGCATACGAACCGATACATATTTTGCGGTCGGGGTCTAACCCCAACATAAATGCGGGTAATTTGCGGCTTGACCCCTCCGATTTGCCATGTTGCGGCGGCTGTTGTACAATCATCTTTCGTATTTTGCCATGCGCAAACATATCCAACAGGGTATAATATACAACATGAAACGGTTCCAATACCAAATCCGGTTGCATATACCGGGCAAAGTTGATAAGACGTTTACGGGCGGCGGCTCGCACTAATTCGCCGGGGTCTGCCTTGATTGCCTCGTACATCTTCAATAATTCCTCGTTGCTCATGGTCGTACAATTTTATCGGGTGTAACTATCAATTCGCCGGGCTTTTTCGGTATCCAATTCAAACACGCCGTTTCGCTCCTTATCCGGGAACGGTTCGGGGTAAACGGACAACGGCAACAAATCGGCAATCTATTTGCAACATCTAAATTCTCATGGTCGAAATACCAAACACCGTGTCCGCAATCCCCGCAATAATGGTTCGTTTTGGTTACAACCTGTTTAACAACATTCATTCGCTTTGCCATTATTGCGCCCCTCCTTTCTCGGCGATTGTCCTTTGAAATTCGGCGGACTGCAATTTGTCGGCGACGGCAAACAACAGGTCGTCCGGGATTGCCTTAACATCGTATTTCGGTTTATCGTCGTCCGTCCCGGCGTTGTATCCGGGTATCTCGATTTTAACGGGTGCATCAAATCCCAACATCTTTGCCCGGCGTTGTTGAATGTTCAACAGCAAGTCCAAAAACCGGGGATTGCCCGCCGACGTTTCAACGGTCGTTTCGTCATACCCGTAATATTCCGGGTCGCCGTCGGTCGCATCCGTTTTGATAGGACGCCCCCGGTTGGTTTTCTCTTTGGTGCGCTGCTTTCCGGTTTTGGATACCTCCCACGCCTCCCACGCTTGTTGCTCCATTTTATCCAACTTGCGCAATTCCTGCGTAACATATTCGTCGATTGTTTCCAACCGTTCCCGCTTCCATTCGATAAGGCATTGTTGCAAATCGTAATAAACCATTTGAAACGAAATTGTATAACTAACGCCACGGGCGGACAAATCCCGGTTCAATGCGTCGGCAATTTCTCGATACGAATAACCACGCAAAAACAAGTCGGCGCAAAACCGTACATCGTAAATCCTTTGTTCCTCGGAACGTTTGTTGTATCCGGGGGGCTTTCGCCCTTTGTTCAATTTTTTCATAGTCTAACCTCTTTTAATGTCAAACAGGGGTCAAAATCTGCCTTTTACGCCTTTCGTCCTTTGGCTTGGTTCCTTATCGGCTCCTTTGCTTTTGTTCTTTCGTTCCGGGCTTTATCCTTTCCCCTGTTTACCTCCTTAAAACGTTGCTGACCCTTTTGCAAGTTATTTGCACGGAATTTTCATTTTAAGAGGCTTTATTGTCTTATTCAATACTTTCTATATCTCGGTGGTTATCTTTTAACCACGGGGCAAATTTACGGCTTTTTCGCCGCATTGCCAACCGTTTGTTCTCTCTCACATATAAACGGCAAAACCCCGGCTTTGTTTCCGGGGCTATTGCTCTATCGTCCTATTCCATTTTCATACTTTCCGTTTGAGCAATGAAAATGCGGTTCAACTCCTAATGTGATTTTATACGTATGCCCGTCTTTGGTTTCTTTCAACGCTAAACATACCGGGCGGGGTTTCCCGTTTATCGGATATTCCGGGTTAAAATAACGACACGTCCCGCATATCTTTTCGGGCTTCGATTGTCCGGGGCAATTACTTTTTCCCATTGTTGCCCCCTTTCCTTTTGTTCTTTGCCCGGCGTTTATCCCGTGGGTTCCTTTTCGGCATTTCGACCCGGTGTATTTCTACTTTGGAACCGGGGAACATCTTGCCGAAAAATTCCGCCATTGCTCGCACCTCCTTTGGGACGTCGAACGCCTCCGGCTTCTTATGCTCCGGGCAATTCCCGCATCCCTTATCGCCGGGTTCTTTCGGTACGCTTACGCCTTTCGGCTCAAACTCCCGGTTAAACTCTCTTTCCGGGCGGGTTGTCAATCGTCCGTCCGGTTCCCGGACAATGTAGTACGTTTCCGGGGCGTCAATGAAAATGCCGTTGCCGTCCGGGAACGAATAAACCGCCCGCCCGTTTGGGGTTCTCGGTATCGTCATGGTTCCGCCTCCGGTAAATCTCAACAGGTCGTCCAAATTGTCCCGGCGTACCTGTATTGCGTCAACTTCTAACAACGTGCGGCAATATCGGGTTCCCGCCGTGGCGTCCGGCTCAACTAACCGGGTGCGGATTTGTTCCGGGTATTCCGTCGGGTCGTACTCGACGTTGAAAACAACGGCGGCGTCTAACGTGTGGGTAACTAACAAGCGTTTCCCCAATCGTCCGGCGACTGCCTGTTTTAGTTCGTAACGGTCGGGTTTTTCCTCGACCTCCGGTTGGCTTTTGGCAATATCGCCAATCATAACCAACAATTCCGCATCAAACGGGTTTAACTTACTTTCTGTCATGCTCTAATTTTTTATTCGTTCTTACTGTTTTCGGATATGCCAACCGCCAAAATATCGTTTTTCGGTCGGTTCTGTTGTACTTATCGCATTGCAAGTGCGCCCCGTTGCAAACGTCCCGGTCTATCTTGCAACGGACGCACCGTCGGCAAAACAGGGTTCCGGGGTCGTCTGCTAACCTTTGGGCGGCTTTCGTCCATAACTCGGCAATAATAACCATGCCTTTGTAAATGGCACGTTCGCCGGGCTTGTACTCCCTTTTCGGGTCGAATATTTCGGGTTGCTTTACTCTCATTCTTTGCCCGCTTCGTTTACATAGTAAAACAATGCGTCCAAATCTTCCTTTGCGCCTTTTACGCAAATTCGTACCCTATCGCCGCCCGCTAATGCGATTTCGACAATCTCGCAATTATACCGGGAGGCGTTTATCTGTATCATTGCCGCCGTGGCATTCGTTACAAACTCGTATCTTTCTTCCATGCTCTCGGAATTTTGAAGTAAATAAAATGTTTCCGTTGGTTCGTTCTCGCTTTGGCACGCCCCCAACAAAAGCGTTGCCAAAGATAACAATAAAATCTTTGCTTTCATCGTTTTACCTTTCTTTTAATCCATATAAACCGTATGCCAATGCCGAAAAACAATATTTTCGCCTCAATATCAACATAACGGTCGTTACCGTTTATTGCATCAATGGATACCCCAAATTGCCAACTATGATATTGCCAATACTCACGGGCGTAAACATAGACGCCGACCCGCCCAACGTGTATGCCTGTTTGGACGGTGTGTTTGTCCTTACTCATTGTGTGCCTCCTTTCTTGCTAATTCATAACCCTTTTTATCCATTACCATTGCCACGGGGTACGGCAATATACAATCTTTGGTATATACGAGATTATAGATACCCAATTGCCCCTTAACCGGAAATTCAATAACCCGGCGGGGGTTGCGCATCAACCACCCGTACCCCTTTGTTATTTTCGCCCTCTTTTCCTTTGGAATCCGGGTGTTTTCCCAATCCTCCGGCGTAAACTCTTTTATCGGCTTTACGTCGTACAACTCAACCAATCCCAAAGTAACGCCGCTTTCCATTCCCGGATAAACCGGGGACGCTGCGGAACATATCAGCACGTCGCCACGGTATGACGTGTTTTTGCTCCGAACTTCAATTGTCTTTTTCCCGTAAACAATACCGTTTTCGTCCTTGTACGCCTCCGTTACCAAATCATTTGCGTATGGCTGTTTTACGGTCAACGCACGCCAACGGTCGTGCTTTTCCGGGTTGTAATCCTTGTTGCTGTACTGCATATTTACTTTTTATTTTCGGGTTCCTCGGTTTCGTCGTCGGGTTCCGGGTAATGGATAAATCCAATTTGCCGGACGTTTTGGATTGGCTCGTAAATGATAACGACAATATCGCCGTCCGTCCTTACTCCGACCAATCGGCAATCGGCGGGAACCTCAACCCGTATTTCACTTTTCATTGTTAAACAAATTCCAATTAACAGGGACACAATACCCCGGCAATTCTCCCCGGTCAATCCCCAACGGATTAACAATACTATCTTTCCAATAGATACGGGGTTGTTCCGGGCGTCCCTCCCAATGTTCCGTAATCGTGTCGTATATCAATCGTATTTCCCGTTTCGGATATTTGCCGCCGCTCTGCAACCCGATTTTATACAGGTCAACGAATGGATACGACAATTTGATTATCCTAATTGCCCGGTCGTACATTCCCGGCGGGATTGGCTCCACGCTTGCAAAGGTGCGAAACCCGTGGCGTTTTGCCCGTGCCAACACATTAACCCGCATCGTATTCGGGTCGGCGTTCGGCTCCAATTCGTCGCAACCTGTCAACGTTGCGCCCAAAGCGATACGGGACACGTCCCAACCCTCGGACGCCTCGGCAAAATCAATGAAGCGGTTCAACCCCTCGGCGCATTTGCTCAATATCTTAACCGGGACGCCGTGGCGTTGGCATACGCCGACCGCTTGACGGGTCAACCGTTCCGTTTCCGGCAACAACGGGTCGGTCGTGAACGAAAAGAATAACCCCGTTTTCTGCAATTCCTCCTTATGCGCCAACAATTCGTTTTTGAAAATATCCAAAGCGTATGGATATTCCCGCAACGTCTTTTTCAACTCCGGGCGACTGCCTCCCAATACCTTTGCGCCACGACCTTTGCGCAAATAACAGTAAGTACAACCGTTGGAACAACCGACAAAGAAATTGGCGGCGTTCTCGGCGTATTCCCCGGCTTTACCTTTTGGGCTGTAAATAACCCGTCCGTTTATCGCTCCCATATCGTCAACGGCTTAAAATGGTAAATCGTCGTTTCCGTCGGGGGCGGGTGCATCCGGCACGGGCGGCGGCGGTACTTGCGCCCCGGCTCCGGTCGCTTTCGGGGTCAACATTTCCATATCGGTTGCGACTATCTCGGTAACATACCGTTTGACGCCTTGCGCATCGTCATAACTCCGGGTTCTCAATTCGCCCTCAATATACAGTTTGTCGCCCTTTTTGACGTACTGATTGGCGACCTTTGCCAACCCGTTTTGCAATACGACGTTATGCCATTCGGTACGCTCCGGGATTTGCCGCCCGTCCTTTGTGGTATAACCTCGTTTCGTGGTTGCCAACGAAAAGGTCGCCACGCAACCCCCGTTGTCGAACTCCCTAAAATCCGGGGCTTTCCCGGTATGTCCCATCAAAATAACCTTGTTTACACTCATACAAAAAACGCTTTAATTATCCAAACAATGATACTATACAACGCCCACATATAAGACGCAACCGTTAACGTCACGAACGTGTATAACGCAATTTTATATCCGGTTTTTGATTTTATTTTCATGTCACTTGAATTTTACGCAATCCAACAAATATTGTTTCTTATTGTCCGACCATCCGGCGGCATGGTTTATCGCTTTTCGGTCGTCGTCGTGTACGAACTCACAAACCCAACCGCCGACGCTTGATTTTTGAACTAATCGAACCAATTTACCAACAATGAAAGAACGCAATTTGTAATAACCTGAATTTTCGCCAACAAACAAAACCCGTATTTCTGCATTTATTTCGGGCGGATTTTCGATTTGCGGGCGTTTCTCCCTTTCCGAATATGTTTGTACCCGTCTGAAATCATTTTTGATTGAACGGCGGGAAATTGCCCCGTAATCGGGTTGCCTCTTTTTGATTCTCATTTTTTATATCTCCATTTATAACCCTTATGCAAATTTCCTTTCCCTTTACATACCTTACAAATTGCCGTTGCCGAAAAATTGCCTTTTCGGGCGGCTTCTTGTATGCTAACAAATACATTTACAACAATACCGTTTTTTATTTGCTCAACCGCTTTTTCGTGGTGCGGTTTCGCTTTTTTTCCAATCCATTTAGATTTTGTTATTGGGTTATTCTGATTTTCTTTAACCGTAACCCAACGCAAATTATCTGCATGGTTATTGGCTCGGTCGCCGTCGATATGGTCGATACATGGTTTGTTGTCCGGGTTCGGAATGAAAGCCGCCGCAACTAATCTATGAACACGGAACATTTTCCCGGTTCCATTTTTCCATAAACTAATTATTTTATATCCTTTCAAATATCCGCCTTTCATTAGAAACGCATCCTTTTTTAAGGAACGAACATTGCCATAATTAGAAATTTGATAATGTCCTTTGTAACCCTCAATATCTTTCCAAATTTGCATACTCATTTTTCATTAATTCAATCATTCTCATATTGCCGGAATATATACGCATTTTCGTTTTATCCCCATTCTCCCAACATGAATGATGTTCAAAACATAGTATATTTATATTTCTTGCATCATGCGCCATTTCGGGAAACGCTCCACGGGTCAATATATGCGAACAATAAACGGCGGAATAATTCCGTAACGGCTTTAAACATTCCTCGCATCTGTGCGGCTTATGCTCCCAAACCCACCGGAAAAACCGTTCGTTTGCCTGTGGGATATTCCCACGACCAAAAACGCAATGTCCGAACAATTCCCGTTGTATTTCGACCCGCAAACGAATATCCATTGTAAACCGCTTGTAATCCAATAGGGGGCAAAACCCCCTATCGGTTACAAATTGGTATTCCTCCCGGTCTGTTAGCAATATCGGCTCCATACGTTACATATCCGCCGTTTCGTCGTCCGGGTTCTCGTTATCGTCGTTGTTCTCGCTTGCCGGGTCGTCAACGTCCGGGAACAAACCGTTATCCGGCTTTGCATCCAATCCCGGTGCGGCTTCCCCGTCGGCTCCGAACAACTCCAATTGCGCCTTTTTACCCTTGAAAAGAAAGGCGTAAACCTCGTTTTCAATGTCACTAATAATTTCTTCCAATTCTTCCTCAAAACCGAACGTTTCGGTATTGAATTTCAGACGGGGCGAATTTATCGCCGTCTTTTGGTTATTGGATACCGTGAACAACCCCGTAAGGACGCAACTAACGTTATCATCTTGACCGGAAAGGGATACGCCCCGAACCTCAATGCTTTTCAACATTTCGTCCGCAAAGTTACGGGCGGCGTCTTTCTGCTTTTGGTTGGCTTTCATATCCGGCGTATCCATAAGGGACAAAAACGACGTGATATTGAAAATACGCCCCATAATTGGGCGCAACCTGTCAAAGCAATTGCGCAAATCGGGGTGTATATCCTTTGCGCTCTCGACGTGGTATTTGTTCGTATAACTTTCGTTGCCGATTGTTTCGGTAACTTCATAATGAACATCCAACCCGCCGTCTTTTAACGTCTTGACTTTCGATAATGCAAACGACTTATCCGACGGTATCGGCATTACGTTTGCGGTTTCTTTTTTCTCGCTCATTTTTTGATAATTTATTTGTTGCCGGGAACCCGCCCGGCTCGGTTTTACAAATCTTCCTCAACGTATCGTTTTAACTCGGCTTGGAACAATTCCCGTTCCTCGGCTTCCGTTGCAATCAATTCGTCGTACAAATCTTGGTCGAATATCTCGTTAATCGCATCGTCCAACAAAGCAATCAATTTTTCCGGCTTAACGGCGTCTAATTCGACCTGTCCCAATCCGTCCCAATTTGCCGTCCGGCTGTCTGTTTCCTTTGCCGGGGCGGGCGGCAATCCCCATTCGGTAACCTGTTGTTCCATTAGGGCAATACGGCGTATTTCAACCCCGTAAACCCCGAATTTCTCCAAATTCTCGCCAATTGACCGGGGTATATCTTCCCCGGACGGGTCGTAATCTCCGAAATACAGGATTATAGGTTGTTTCCCGTTGCTTATGGCGTCCCGCATACGCTCGGACAATTCATATAAGAACGTCAACGACGGATACCCTTTGCAAGCACCAACAGCAATGCCCCATTTGGCGCACGGTTTCGCAAAAACGCCCTCCAATGCTTTCTTTTCAATAAGGATTTCGGGATAATAGGGTTGATTTACCCAACGGTTTTTCCCATACGAACGCATCCACGCCCGAACCTGTTGTTTTGCTTCGTCCTGTTTGTCCTCCAAATTGGTTGGCTCGGCGTGGGTATAACCACACATTGCCCTATCTCGGTCGCTGAACGCCTCAAAATCAACCCGACCGTCCCACCGGGCGACCTCCATTGCGGCGACGACACGTTTGTAATGCTGCAACGTGTTCGTCATGCCGAGACTAACCAATTGATAATGCAACGCACGGATTGTCAAAACTCCGGGTTCGTATCGGCTCAAAATCTCAACGGAATTTTCAATTATCCAATCCCGTGTAAATTCGTCTTTCGTTCGCTTTGCCATATTCTAAAAATCTGTTTCGTCCAACAAATCCTTTGTCGTCTTATTCCGGGCGACCGCCGGGCGTTGAGGCTCCGGGATTGGTTCCGGTTCCGGGCTTTTCCGGCTCAAATTTCGCTTTGAGTTGTTCCGCCGGGTATTCCTTTTGCTTCAACTCGATAATCCCCAATTCGACCAATTCCGGGACGCATCGGCGTAATGCCTTAACGTCCTGTAATGCGTCGTGCGCCGGGAATGTTTCGCCGGGGAACAACTTTGCAAATAATTCCTCCAATTTGGGGAATTTTCCCGGTTTGCCATTCTGATACAATTTGCCGACAAACAATTTGGGGAATTTTCCCGGTTTGCCATTCTGATACAATTTGCCGACAAATTTAATAGTTTTCATCATTGTATCAATGCGCTTTCCCTTGTGCAATGCGTCCTCGGCTTTGGCGTCGTAATACTCTTTGCCGCAATAACGCAAAATGTTCGCTTTCAACATCGACGTATCGAAATAAATGTTGTGCGCACATACAAGCGGTGCGGCGGCGGCATCCGTCAAAAATTCGTCGATAACCTCGGCAAACGGTACACCCTCGGCAATTGCCCGTTCGGTCGTTATTCCGTGTATTGCGGTTGTTTCCGGCGGTATCTCGTAATTGTCCGGCTTAATTATAAAACTGCGTTCTTTGTCGCCGAACGCCCACGCCAATTGTACGACGTGCGGGAATTGGTCAAAATCCGCATCCCATTTCAAACCCTTTGCGGGTACTCCTGTTGTTTCGCAATCGAAAAAACAAATGTCTTTTAATTCAAATTTCATACTCTCGTTACTTTTTTATTCGTTAAATAATCGTTTTTGCCCGTCGTCGTTGGGCGTTTGCTCAACATATTTTGCCCGTGTAATCCAAACGCACCCGCAACGCAAACACTTTATCCGGCTGTAATGCTTTGGCGTGTATTCGTGGCGAATAATCCGCCAATCCGCCAACGGGTAATTCTTACGTTTTCCGTTACACTTGCAAAACATATCATTTATATTTCCATTTAAAACCAAATGCTGTTTTTAAAACTCCATTACAACAATTACTTATAGAACTACGTCCAAAACCTAAACTTCTTTCAACTTCCATTGCTGTAACCCATTCTTTTATAAAGTTACCCGATAAATCAAATTGCAAAACTGCTTTGCCTCCTTTATTTAGTTTTTTACCAATATACGTATTTGGGGCTTTTAAATTATTGCTATTTTGTTTTGCTGTTACCCATCGTAAATTACTGACTTTATTATTAATTTTATTACCATCGATATGGTCTACTTCCGACATATTATTGGGGTTAGGAATAAATAATAATGATACTATTCTATGTATTACAACATTTTCTTTTCTCCCATTTTTACATAATGATACAAACAAATAACCACGCCTTAATGATTGTTTCAAAATACGTGCTTTTCGTATTCTTGTTTTATTTCCGCACTTTTCCAATCTTTCAATAGACTTAATTTGCCCATAATTGCTAACCTCATATAATCCTTTATATCCAGGTATTTCTTTCCATATTTCATTTTCCATAATCAAATTTCATTTGGGTCTGCAATATATATATAATATTCTTCACTTGCAATCTGTTTTAAAAATTCGATATGTTCTATTAATTCCGCATTGCTCAACTCTGCAATTGTCCGCAACCGGGTTTCATATTTCCCGGTGTTAATATCCGGGGTCTGCTCATACATAACCGGGGACAACTCACGCAATCGGCGTTCGGTTTGTTCCTCTGTCAGACGTTCGCCCGCCTCCCAAATGGCGTGTCGGAACGTGGGTACAACATAGTTGAAATAATAGCCTTTCAAAGCCTCGGACGAACCGGGCGACGCAACAATGAACCGGGCAATTATTCGGTTTCCTTTGTGCATGGCAAAGAATTGGTTCAACTCTCCAAAATACATTCGTAATTTGCCATCATTACCGATATTACCACTACTTGAAATTTCACGCCTTTTCATTTTTATACCTCCACATATAACCTTTATGATTTTTTCTTTCTCCTTTGCATACCTTACATATTGCAATTGGGGAAAATCCGTTTATTTTAGCTGCTTCATTAATACTATTGTACTCTTTTACAATAACTCCATTTTTCAGCTGTAACACTGGCTTGCTTATAACTCGTGCATATAATTTTAATTTTGACAATGTTATCGGATTATTATTATTTTCTAATCTTGTTACCCAACGAAGATTTGAAACATTATTATTACTTCTATTTGTATCAATATGGTCAACAAATTGCTTTTTATGTGGATTTTCAATAAATGATTTTGCAATTAAAACGTGAACTAAATACGTTTTATGAAAATCTTTTTTCCTTAATCCAACTATCTTATATCCATTGCATTTGCATACAATACCGTCATTTGTCCCGGTTCAAAAACTCCTCGTTCCTGCAAACGGTCTATCGGGTGCCGCTTCAATGGTGCGTCCGCCATCATTCCGGCTTTTCTGCGGGTGTTTTCCAAATCGGAAATAACCACTTTCAGATTATTATAAAAAGCGGGTGTTTTCAACACGTCCGCAATTGTCATTTCTTTAACTTCCATATTGTTTTGTTTAAGGGACGCCGGGGAACCGACGCCCCGGTTAATTACTCGCTTTCTGTGTATTCCTCAATAATCAAATCGTCCTGCCCTCTTTTAACTTCTTCAATGAATCCTTGGAACCCGTTTTTCTTGGCAATATCAATAATTGCTTGCAATCTCTTTTCGCCCAAACTTTCGCCCCTCGCTATGCGGAACACTTTAACGGTTGGATTGCTGGCAATAATAAGTTTTGCGGCAACTTCCATAATCTGCGAATCTGAAACTTTTCCGGCAATAAATGGTACGTCATTTAATACCAATCCGTCGTCAGTGAATGAAAGTCCGGATATTGGCAATTTTGCCGACGAAATAAGTTTTTCACGCTCTGCGGATAATTTGGCAATATCTGAATCCATCTTTTCGGCTTCTGCTCTTTTGTCGTCTGCCTGCTTTTTCTTTGTCAGATAATCGGCAACTTTTGCAGCCTTTTTGTTGTGTTCCTCTGCCTTTCTCAATTGCTCGGCTGTATCTAACTTTTCCGGGTTGTTTTCCTCATACTTCGCCAACCAATTTTCCGCATTTGCTTTGCGTTTCTCTAAATCGGATTTTTCTGCCTCAATCTGTGCAACGGTTTCTTTGTAGGTTTGTTCTGCCATCGCCATTGCCTTTTTTGCCGCCTCAATCGCCTTTTCGTATGAATCTTTGGCAGCTTCCATACGTGCCGGAATTTCCTCCAACTGCTGCGTTCTCTGTGCTAACGCCGAACGTACGGTTTTTGCCTTTTCTATCAATTGGGCGTTTTCCTGCTGTTCTCGCATCAGTTCGGTAATGTCCTTTGGTTTGGCATACGTTTTCAAATCCTCTGTTGTCAATCCCTGCCCGGCTGCGTCTGATATGGATTTGTAAGTTTTCAAATCCCGGTTCACTCCGGTACGCTCTGTTTTCAACCCGGCAACCTCTGTATCAATTTCAGCAATTCTTTTGCGTACATTTTCCGGCAACAATGCCTTAACAACTTCAATTTGTTTGCGGCGTCCCTCGGCTGTTTCCGACCAACGAGAAAATTCCACGGCGTCAAAATCTGTATAACCGAAAATCTTTTGCAACATTGAAACATTATCGCTTTTCATTCCGGTTGTCTTTGATTTTATTGATAACGTGCCACGTGGGTTTGCCTTTGTAAACTTCAATTCAACCTCGTATTCCTCGCCATCGTCGCCGACAATCATTTTTGCAAAACCTTTGCTTTCTCCGTTCTTCAATACGGCGTCACGGTTCCCGGTCAACAAAGCCCCAATTGCTTTTAATACGGTTGATTTTCCCAACTCATTATCTCCGGTAATGAAATAAACGTTACCGTCGAAATCTGCGTTAAACTCTTTAATTACTTGGAAATTTACCAATTCTAATTTCTTAACTATCATTTTTGCTCTCGGTTTGTGCCGGGGTTTCCCCCGGCGGTTAATATTATTTTTTTGTTTCTCTCATTCTTTGGTATATCATTGTTTGCACCTTAACAAATGCGTCCCGGCTTTCTTTCGCTTCCTCAACCGTGCAATCAGCAATGAAATTTTCCAAACGCTTGTATAATTCGTTCAACTCTTTGTCGCTTATTGCGTGCCGGGTTGCTCCTACTTCATCTATAAACATATCAAAACACCATTTGTATTTCAGAAATCTTATATCCTAACTCTTTTGCAATTTCTATTGCACATTCAACGTTTTCTATTCCATCAAACATCAATGTTTTTGTTTGAAAATCTATGCCATAAAATGAAACTTCATTATTATGCGCATTAATACCGTTTTTGTGAATCTCTAATAACTTCATAGTTTTATAATTTATCCGGGAACCCGCCCGGTCGGTGTTTGTCGTACTCTGAAAGATTTTGGCTTTATCACTTCATTTAATCGGTTACCGAACCATCATTTAACCCTTTGTAGATACCGTTGCTTACTTTCTACTCTTACGAACTTAATCTTTCAACAGTCTTTTTGCATTTTGGTTAGACTGTGGGGTCTTTCGTTGTTTGACACTGCAAATATACGCATAACATTTTAACTACCAAAATTTTTTCTTTTTACTTTAAAAAAAAACAATAAATCCGGAACGTTATACATTCCGGGCATAAATCAAAATAGCCTCATTTGTTTATCTGTTATTTTAGCAACAATTGCATCAACTTCACTTTCTAATTTCTTGCAGGTCGCTAATATTTCCGGGCGACGTTGCGCAAAATATCTGCGTTGATTATGACGCAATTGTCGGATTAACTCGGCGAACTCTTCCAACGTTATTTTTCCCGGATTTTCGATTTGCGTGGTTTTTTCTTCTTCCATGTATATTTTATCCATTTTGAAATTAAAATCGCTCTACGTGGCTAAAACAAACGTTCGTGCATGTTGCTTGGTAAATTCTGACGCACCCAACCGGGGTTGTTGCGCAAAATGTATCGTCCAAAGTGCATTATCAACGTGGCGTCGGCGTTCCACAATGTCGGTTTCAATTCCGGGTACAAATTCCCGGCAACCTCTTTGTATCTGCGTTTTCGCTCGTTCTTTTCTTCTTTTTTTCGTGTCGTCTTTGCTCGCAACTTCAATTCGTTTTGCCATTTCATAGGGTGTACCATAACAAACGGAATGTCGCAAACTGAAATGATTGCTTTCAATTGCTCAAAGTTTGCCATCATCTTTTGTATTCGGTACAATTTACCCATATTTACGCCATCGGCACCCGGCGTTACATCATCCGGGCGCACGCTCAATTTTTCCAAAAAGACAATTGGCGAACAAATGGTTTTCAGATATTCCAAATAATTACGCAAATCTGTTAAATCCTTTGGCATTTGTATTGCCTTGATATTTTGATTTGGTCGCCATGTTACAATACCGCCATTGCTTCCCGGGTCAATTCCCACTACTGCTGAAATTCTTATATTTTTTTCCATATATAACCTCCCGCTTTTGTAAAATAACCTATTACGCCAATTATAAAGCAAACAATAAATAGTTCCATATTTAAAACTTCATGTAGTTATCAACTTGCATTTCCTCGGCAATCATCCGGTCAAATGCTTTTATAATCTCCTTTTTCCGGGCAACCTCAAACGCCGTAAAATCAATTTCCGGGCTTTCGGTTCCTTTTCGGCGAACTTGAAACGCTGTATATTGGTTTATTATTCCACGGGCTACACGCTGCATATACCGGGCAAACGCTTCTTTTCGGTCGTCCTCTTTAACTTGTACATCATCAGCCAACCCGCATTTTTGCAACCATTCATACAAAAACATATCATCAGTTAGCCCCAATATTAATTTCCCGGTGTATTTGTAGCAAAGGAAAATATAACGGTTCCGCCATTGTCTTTGTATCTCAAATTGCCGTATTTGCTGCGGCGTCATTTCGCCTTTTGGTTCCGGCAAAGCCTTATACGCTTTGTCAATTACATCTGTCTGCTTTTGCTTGTATGCTTTCAGAATCTTTGCAAAGTAATCGGCGTTGAACTGTTGATAATGGTTTTTGTCCGGATTCCCTTGTTTATCTTTCGGCAAATATTCGTCTAACTCTCCGGTCGTCGCCAATTCAAAAGCCATCTTAATATCAGCCAACGTCATATCTAAGTAATAACGTTTCAGAATATCCAACAACCGGGATTGTATATAATTCCAATCATTTTCATTCTGTGGTATTATATAACCAACGTCTATTGCTATACGCTTAAACAGTAACGAAAGATTTTCAACTAATTTTGCATCGTCAATTTCCGCAATTGGTGTTTTTGTTGACGCTGCGAAAACATATTTTTCAACTGGGTTTAATGCTTTGGCAACCTCCGGCAATTGCACCATTCTACGGCGTACTTCAATGGCTTTTGTTCCGGGCTTGGTATTATATATTTCTAACGCCGTATTTTCTTTTTTTTCAATTGCTCCCATATCAATCAAAATCATTGTTTAAATACTTCATCATATCCGCAATTTCTTTGCTGCTTTGCTGCTCTGTCTTTACGGAACGTTTCATTTTTTCCCATTTTTCGTATTTTTCGGGGGTTGAATCATATTCTAACGCCGCCCAACCTTTTGAAATGCTTTCTTTTATCAGAATCAGCGCAAATTCTTCCGGGTATTTACTCAAACCATTTAAGTTTGCTTGTATCGCTGAAAAACTCTTTTGCGACGTTCTCCATTTCGGTTGACACATCAAAATATAAAAGTTCCGTTTAAATTCATCGCTATCAAATGGGAATACAAGTTTTGCAAAGTAATTATCAACTTTATCAATTACTTGTTTTCTGACGTCCAACAATTCCGGGGTAAACCCATAAACAATACTTGCTTTAACTGTTTTTTCTTCGTTTGAAAAATTGTCTTGTGAAAATCCGTTTGGATTTTCTTTTGAGGCTTTAGCCTCTTTCTTCATAGTATTATTAATATTATAATTATTAATATTATAGTCTTGTAGTCCGTTTTCGGACTGATTAAAGTCCGTTTTCGGACTGTTGTTTAGTCCGTTTTCGGACTGCTGTATATTAATATTATAGTCTTGTAGTCCGTTTTCGGACTGATTAAAGTCCGTTTCGCTTCTGTTCCATGTTTTACATTTTTCTGTAAATCTTAGATACTTTGTTTTCCCAAAAGAACTCAACTCAATAAATCCTCTGTCTGCAAGTTCTTTAATGTTTTTGTAAACTCTTTTAGGGATTGAAAAAAGCAACGGAAAATCATCTACCATTTTTGTTTCTGAATATTGATACCAAACAATGCCATCAACCGTAATTGTATTAGTCCACGTTGGCAATGTCATACACGCTGCAAGCGTTGTTGTTTGAACAATAGTCAGTTCATTTGCGACGGCGAATCTTTGGTCAATCAAAATATTGTAAGTCATAATTAAAAAAGAAAAGCCCCAATTAGAGCCGTTACACATCTAAAAGGGGCTTTGTAGCTAATTAGCAAATATCTTTCAATCGGTAACGGTCGATTGTTTTACGCCACAAATATAATACTTTTTTTTTATTCCAACAACTGTACGGGCTTAAATGCTTCTTTTACCGCAAACAAATTTCCCTCACTTTCGTTTGGAACAATCGTAACAACCGGATAACGGGAACGGTCGCCGGGCTTTTGAGAAACTGCAAATTGTACATTCATATCAAAGATAATTCCTTTTACAAATCCCTTTTCTTGCAATATTGCGTCGAATGTATCACGGATATTGGGTATTGTTGACGCTGTCCCCTTTGTCGTGAATTGCCATACCCCGCCAACGCCACGAACCAACGGAACAATAAAAGTTACGGTTAACGTTACAATCCATCCGTCGCCGCCATTCTTAACAGCCCGGTTTGGGTGTTTTTGCGCAACGCCTGCCATTAAATCGGGATAATCTTTTGTACTGTATTGTGCATATTGTTTCCCGTTCCATACAAAGAACGTTTCTCCGTCGCCGTATGCAACCAATTTACCCGCATCGTCCCTATATTGATATTCTTCCCTGCATGACTTTTCCGGTTCATCATAAACAAATACTATTTGTATTGTTTGCGGTTTATCCCCGTATGCTTGATTAAATAGCCCTGCATATTTTCCGGTGCTTACAAAATAATCTATACTTTTAGGCAATCCCTTTTCATCTTTTATGCCAACTTTTATTTTCCCAATTATAGGTAATGATATTCTATTTATTGGTTCATTACGCATTATTCTACCTTTCATTTTGAGCCTCCTTTCTTCCAAATATATCCTCCGGCTGTGTGTCTTTTTCCTAATATTACTTTACTTATATTTTGCCTTTTTATTCCAGTAGCATTTTCAGCGTCTATTGCCCCATCGTACTTTGCAATATATTCCCCTTCAGAGGAATATTGTAAAACCTTCCTTTTTCTATTTTTGGAAATTCGTTCTTGCCTTGTCCCATATTTCAAATTGTATTCAATAGTACACCATTCAAGATTTTCCATTCTATTATTTAATGGATTTTCATCTTTATGATTAATGCAAGGCAAATTATTAATGTTAGGAATAAATGCTAATGCCACAAGTCTATGTACAAAAATTTTTTTTGCAACTCCATTAACATTTAATTCAACGTTATAATATCCCTTTACTATTCCTTGTTTTAATATTTTGCTTTTTGTTGATATAATAGTTTTTGAACAAATTGTATAAGGTCTTTCTAATGACCTTACATTACCATAGCTACTAACTTGATAATACCCATCATATCCGGGAATGTCTTTCCAAATTTCATTTTCCATAATTGCCAACTTTTAAGAACTGCCAACAATAAAGAAATGGGGACGGGCTGTTGGCTTACCCTTTCGGTCGGTAATTACTCCGACCTATCCCCATTGCAAATATATAAATTATTTTTTACTTTTGCATCATCTTATCGCCCATGTTGGCGAAAAAGATACGGGGGCGGGCTTTCCGCCCCTTGCTTTTATATATCAATTTCAGTATTCAACAAATCTTTCTTTGTCACGGGTTCCGGCTTTTTAGGCTGTTTTTCTTCGATTTTAGCCACTTTTTCTTTTTTTGGTGTAATTGTACGTTTTGCGGTTTTCTTTTCCTTGACGGGCTTGTTTTCCGCCGTTTTTGCCGTTTTTCGTGTGGTTCTCTTTACGGTCTTGGTTTTCTTTTCCTCCGGTTCCGGTTGTGGTTCGGGTTCCGGGTCTTTCTTCAAATCCTCAACGGTAACGGCTTTTTCCGGTTCCGGCTTTTTCTTTTCCGCCGGGTCTTTGCTTTTAACAAGTTCCGCCAACGTCAGCGAAACAATATTGTTTGTCAAATCCGGTTCGTTATCCAATGATATTTCCCCGGAAACCGCCGTAAATGTATTATCCCGTTTTTCGTCCTCAATTGCTGCCAACTCCAAAAGATACGGGATTTTCTTTGCGTTCGGGCTGTCTGTTTGGTCTTTCAAATTGTACGTCGGTTTCTTTCGCCAATCTTTCGGGCTGAAATTGAAAACACGGTCAATCGGAATATCCGGGAAATTTTCGTTCCACATCATCGCATATAAATGCAACTGAATTTCCGCTTCTTCGTAAAATCCTTTGCGCCCGCTTTTGAAATCCACAATTGCGTTTATGTATTCTTTTGAACCGGGCTTTGATAACATCGTACACGGCAAATCAATCATTCCGGCGTAATTATGAACGGGGTGTACCAACGCAATTTCCACGGCTAACGGTTTAACGTCATAATCCAAAACAAATTGCGCAAATGCCAATATGTCCTTTTTGAAATCATCAGCGTAATAAATGAAATCGGCTGGCAATTTGTTGTTATCAATATAATCTTTTAATTTGGCTTTCAGTCCGTCCAAATCATAAACCCGGTTAATTATAAGTTCCTCAAATTGGGCGTGCATAAATGTACCATACGCCGCCCGTTCTGCTTTGTATCGTTCCGCCTCGTCAATACCTTTGTCGGCAATCCATTTAATCAGAAATTCCGATTTTGGCATTGTCTGCGATAATATGGTTGTAACTGACGGATAAAATTCCGGGGTTCCGTTGTCGTCAAACTTGTAATAATATCGGTGTCCTTTGCTGTTTAGCTGCCATACTTTATACGGCGGTTCGATTAATGCGCCATCAAAGAACATTGCCGTCATTTCCTCAACCGTCATGCCCGGCACAATTTCAAAAGCCCCGGCGGGCTGTTCTATTTCGACGGCATCCAATCCGGGGACAATCTGTTGTTCATCGTTTATTTCCGGGAATTTATCGGCGGGCAATTGTCCCATTGCTTCCGCCAACTTCTTAACCGCATTTACTGCGTTACCCATTGTGTTTGCAATACTTTTTTCCGGGTTTTCCGGCTGTTTCTTTTTCGCTCTCATGTTATTTGCTCTTTAATTCGTTAAACAATACATAAACCATTAATCCACACATTGCAGAAAACAAAAAATGGATATAATTCCAAAATCCGGCAATAAAACATATTACTCCGAAAATGCTAAATATCATTGCAAAAACCTTTGCTTGCCACGCATCGGAAAAGAAAACATCAACCATCTTTTCCATTTTTTCGATAAACTTCTTTTTCATGGTTTTAATCCTCCATTCCAAACAGATAATCGGCGGAACAACCGCACATTTCGCAAATTATTACTACCCATTCCGGAACAATCCTTTTGGTTGTCCCGTTGCAAAGATTTGTCATATTTACCTGCTGTGCGCTTTCGCTTGCGCCCTCAAATAAACGGGCTGCAATATCCTTTTTCAATACCTTTTTTCCGTTCGCCTCGGAACGGGCGATTGCTTCATTTACTCTTAATTTCATATTGTTTATTTTTATGGTTATTATTCTACGTGTCCGCAATGTTTGCAGGTTTTTTCCTCAAATATCGGTTCGTATTCATACGGGGTTAAATACCCATCGCCGCCGCAACATTTATAATCGGCGTCGGTAACTTCCATTTCTCCGCCACATACCGGGCAATCTCCTTTTCCGACCAATACCAAATTCAGAAATGCGTCCAAATGTTCGGAACGTACAACCGAAATTCCGGTTGCTTTGATAATGCCGACAACATCAGAAACCGGAACGTCACGTTCGATACTATCAAACAAAGTGCATCCCCAAAATTCCGGGTCGTCTTGTATCATTTCCTTTTGGATTAATTGGTTTACAATGATTGTTTCAACTTCTGTTGCTTTCTTTCCGGCTGCTTTCGCCAAAATGTTCAATTCTTTGTCTTTTCTGATATTCATATTATTTCGCACTATCCCCGTGCGTGGGCTTAACTTCAATGTAAAGGTACAAATATTTCTTTAATTACCAAAGATAAATACTTTTATTTCAAATTTGTTTTTGCGGGTTGTTTTGCAATTTACGGCAAACAATATATTTTTGTGGTACCGCATCAACCAAATATCGCTCTCGGTTACTGCGTAAAATTCCCCCGGTGCATATTGATTTATGACGCCGGGGGTCTTTTTATTTCTTACTCTGATAATACAACCATTTGTAAATTTCGCCGTAATATCCGGTTTCCAATACTGCTTTTCGTATGGTCTTTGCGTCGTACTCGCCAAATGTTACGTACTCATATATTGACGGGTTTTCATGCAACGCAAATTCAAATGTTATGTCAATATATGCGTCGCCGACCTTGTTAAACGCATGGTCAATCGGTATTGGGACGTCTGTTTTTCCCTCACAATAAAGAATCCGTTCCGGGAACGCCTCGCAAAGTAAATGGGAATTTCGATAACATTGTTTAGGCCGCGGCTTAATTACATGCTGTATATATTCCAATTCGTAATCCTCCAATACATCAGCCGCCGGAACAATTTTAACGGGCTTTGCAGCATTAAACAAGTCTACAAAATACGCTTTTTGTCTTTCGTGCATAGGTAATTCCAACATCATTTCAATTTCTTTTATTATTATACTTTCCATACAATTTGTTATTCCGTCCATTCCTCAATATACATTTCATACGCTTCTTGGCAACAACGCCCCTCACAACTTATATATCCATTTGGGACGCCGTGGGTTCCTTTTTCGTCATCATCCAAAGGACAATATAAACACAAATCGTCGCTTAAATCATCAGCGGTTTTTAATTTAGGGTTCTTTATTTGCCATATACCCAATAATAGGGTTGCAATTAATAATACAAAGAAAATTAATATTATCACGTCCATATTTTAACCTTTCATTCTACCAACATAAGACAAATTCAATACATCGTACATTTGCCCCATAACGGCAAATTCTAACATTGCGTCGCTGTTTGCAACGTCGTTTATCCTCAACAATGGGTATTTGTTGCCGTAATCCGTAACGTACCCGCCCGGTCGGTGCGTTGAACTTTCAACACTGCAAAGATATGTATTTGTTTTTAATTACCAAAAATATTTCTTTTTATTTTGTCAAATCAAAGCAAAAATATTTTCTTTGGCTGTTTTCAAAGTTATTTTCCCGGAATTTTCGATTTAAGCGACTTTTTAACGCCGGACGTGTAATTTATCCATCCGGGAAAGAAAAGCCCGCTACGGGGCTAAAAATGGGCAAAACTAAAAAAGCCGGGGGAAACCCGGCTAATCCTTAAAAACAATCTTATAAATGGAATGAAAAAGTATTTGATACAAAAATACTCATTTTTCAATCTCTATATATTCAACCCCCATTATTTTTGTATGCGGGTTCCTGCTGATAACATCAATTTCCCGGTTCTTTATTTTCTTGGTTTTCCAAAGGAACCCCAAAAACCGTTTATATTGTACGGTTGCAGCAACTAAAATGCTGTCACGGTTTACAAATGTCCCGGTAAACTCCCCGTCCGGCGTCGTGCATCCTTTTAATGAAAACCACGGGTCGGAAATATCAACGCATTTCAGAACAATTGTTGTCGTATCTCCGGGCAAATATACAATGCTGTCCCGGACGGTTCCCCGCAATTTGGTTATTGTTTCCATTTGTGCCGTTGTAACGGCTTCCAACTCCCGGTTCTTTGTCTGCAACGTCTTTATCAACTCCGCATCGCTCGCC